TTCTTCTGGATAGCTGTGGTCGTGTCTTCGGGCGCTGGGGTCCAATCAGTAGCGACGTTACCTTTTTCAATTTTGATGTCTTTAATCTTTAGCAAAGTTGAGTTATCAGCATAGATAACCCAGGCACCACTAGCCGTATTAACGTGGAAAGTGTTTGAGATTCTTTGCCAGTCGTTAGTTAAATCAACTTGGCCTAAGCTACCAGCGTCGCCACCTTCGTAATGGAAATAAGATCCTATAATATGGCCATTTCCGCATACATCAGCTGACAGCGTATATACTTGTCCTACTTTGAGTGTCGGCTGCTCCCAATAGGGGCCTATGCTATCAATTGGTGTATTAGAAGTATATTGAATGTAGTTCGTTTCATCATCATACTTCTGTATAGTTTGTGTTCCCTCGTTGTTAACGAATGGGAATTCAAACGTCGCCGTGCCCCTAAGCAGGTTTCGCCCACCGATCTGAACTTTGCCGATCGAGCTGTTGATTGCACTGTCAGTTTCAGGCTTTGTGTAGTAGTTGGCCAAGTCCGTCTTGGTCGCCAAATTCGACACGTCAGGAGTTTGGCCATCCTTGCCGGGACTGCCTTGTTGACCTTGCGGGCCACGAGCAGATACGCCAGTGTCAGTCGTGCCAACGAACCAGTGGCCCGTTGTGCTATCGATATGAGGACTAACCCCGTCACTACCGTTGCTACCCGGCTTACCATCACTACCGTTTTGACCAGCAGGGCCTTGAGCCTTTACACCGGTGTTGGTAGTCCCAATAAACCAATTGCCAGTAGTGGCATCTATATGCGGTGTGACACCAGGACTGCCCGGCTGTCCGTCTTTACCTGGTTGACCGTCAGCCCCTTTGCCAGCTAGTAGCTGCCAGCTATCACTAGGAGGTGTGGAAGAAGTATCAGCCAAGCAGACGTAGCTTGACCCTTGATAGGTTACAGCGTCCAATCGGGTATAAGTTTTCGTACTGTCATACTCACCTTTGAAGGTCAGCATGACTTTACCTACTTGAATTTCTGTCATTCTACTCACCTCCCACTTCTGCTACAAGTTCACCATCAGTTGTCATCTTCCAACTCATGCTGGAAACCACCTTAGCGGCCACCGCGTCAGCAATCGAACCATTACTAATCTCGTCTGTTGAGATCGTCAGTTGACCATTATTCGTATCGACAAGCGCATGGATATGTTGTTTGATTAAGTCTGTAATGGCTTCAATTGATAGGCTGGCATCTCCACCGCTGGTAGTAGCCCCGTCCTTGCCATGCAGGGACTGGAGCCACTCTGCTTCTGATCCCACGAAGCCATGATCCACTGCGATCTGATAAGCTGATTTGCCATCACTACCAGGACTACCATCTTTACCGGGCGGCCCCGGCGGACCAGGTGTCAGCTCAATCTTCTGCAGCTCATCTTTAGTCACTAGTTCTGGCTTCATGGAATCACAAATCATAGTAAAGTCATGATTATTAAAGAGGAAGTTACCTTTGGGGTCTAGCTTAGGGATCTTGTTGATGCCGTCTGGTGACGCAACCAACATCTTTCCACCACCAATTGAAGTTGTCGAATAGTCGAATCCGACAAAAGCTCCAGGCTTAAGATCATAATCTGCATTAGGATCTGTAATGTGGCTTGGATTATTTGTTTGCTTAATAAGTAGGCCTGTTAGATCAACGTCCTTATCCAGCTTGTCTTGATACTGGCCTAACCCGGTCGAGCAGTTAAACTGCCAAATATCTGCGGCAGGTGCTTGATCAACGTCCCAATCAGCAATCCATCTGTACACATGATTACTAGTCAGTTCCTTGTCACTAAAAAGACTGTACTTGCTCAATGAGCAGTACAGTCCTGTTTTGAATCCTACTTGTAGCCAGTTGCGATAGAAGCTACGAAAAATATCCGGCCAACCACCAGTGATGCTGCCCTCCATATCAAGGAAATAGTAAGCACCAGATGATAGTCCCAATTCCTGAGCATTTTTGATTGACCAGGCAACTTCGCCATCTACACCTTCATAGTAATGATATCCATGAACATAGAGACCAACTTGTTTAGCATTAGCAAGATGACTAGCAGCATTCTTATCCTGTGTGGTCCCATGACCTAGCCGGACAATGACCGCTTTCACACCATTAGCTTTCAAATCCTTAAAATCAATAGTTGTTGGTTGATATTCAGAAACATCAACCACGTTGGCTTGTGTCATACTGCTGCACCTCACTTTCAGTCCATGTTTCCCGGCCAGAATTACCGGTTTCGTTTACAACAACCTGTTCACGTTGGCGAGATGTCCCTGCATTAGACGTTGTTGAATTATCGAAGTCCAAAATGTTCTTAGCATTTGAGTTATAAGTGATCGTTGTCTGTGTGCTGTTAGATCTTGGATACCAGGTAAAACCAACCAGATTGACTGTGGTTATCCAATTCTTGGGTAACACGGCGACACGGACAACATCCCCGGCAATTGGTTGTGCAATAGGTTGAGGCGTTGGCTGATCTTGTGGATCTAACGTAGCCTCAATCGATAAATCAGGGTTAAGTTTGAACTGCGTCTCCGCATAAGCCTTCATTGACTCTTTATCCTGGATGGTGTCGGAAGTGATGTCATCTCCGTCGAAGGGACCCCAACGCTTTACGCTGTCATCATCTTGATACCAAAATGGCGCAAAGTAGTACATCTCCTTGCTGTCAGTGGTTGTGGCATCAGTACCATCATCCCCGCCAGCACTAACAATTTGAGCCATCTGATCATTACGTGCAAACCAAGAAGGCGGATAATAAGACAAAGGTTCTTCCTTACATACCTCGCCCGGTTGTGGCTCATAGATCATCGTGTTGGAGTCCAAGAATAAACAAATGTGTGTGGAGCCTCCATGTGGACCATAGAAGCCAACATCACCCGCTTGTGGGGAACTAACTTGGTGGAAGCACGGCTCCATTGCGACGGTGTATGCTGGAATATTAATTCCGAAATCCTTGTAGACTTGACTAACGAATGATGAGCAGTCCATTCCGGAGTATGGATTGCCACCACGTGCGCCACCAGCACCGTTCCAAACATAAGGAACACCTAGATATTTACGAGCATCTGCCCGGACTGCCGCAGCGCCTTTTCCAGCTGACCCGTTAGGCAAACCAGTATCAACAGAAGTGTCCTGCGTATACGTTGCACCAACCAAACGTGCACCATTAATCATGTTCGTGCTGTCGTAGGTTAACGAGATTTCCGAAGTGTCATGCAAGTAATCAATACGATGTCCATGATTCTGATAGAAAGCATCACTGGTGTAAATCCGCAGATTTAAATTATCTGGAAAGAACACTGCCCCCGGCCAATATTCCAGAATATGGTCGATCATATCCTTGTATGACATTGAGGTATATGGATTAGTGACGTTGACTGCTTGGAAGTTACCGATGATCTGATAAGTGACCCCATAAGAGTTGTTTGTTGAAATCCACTTCAACATTGCATCAGGTGTGACAGATATTTGCTGATCACTATTATCATCGTTTGGAACGGTTGTTGATGGATTATCACTCCCGCCGCTATGCTCTGTATCTCCCCAGTCAATATCGTCGCTATATACTCTAAATCGAGATAGCTCATTAGAAATATGCGTCAGACTAACCTGCACAGTCGTAATGCCCGCTGAATAGTCCGGCTCCAATTGCTTGATCACAAACCATTGGCTCTCAATCTGGACAAGATTTTGTACCTGCAGCAAATTAAAAGCTTCACTGCCGTCATCAAAGGCAGTAAAGCTGGCTTGGTAGTTTGAGTTAACTTCCCACTCAATGGACATAGAGTCGCTTAAAACAGACTGGAGCACTGCCAGCGTATCCTGTGACGAAGCCTTTAGCGGATTAAAAGCACCACTCTTTGGTTTCAACACCTTAAGTGGGGTCGTAAGTGTCTTACTCATGACAGATAAATGAACGGAAAACTAAAAGTGATATCGAGATTATCAGCTCCAGTACACTCGATATCATTCCAGCCAGTGGCTAACTTGATATAGCCAAAGTCTGTCTTCCCATTGACTTGTTGATTATCCAGATAAGTCGTTAGTAATCGACCATCCCAAACTATCTTATGACTATTGTCAGAACGATCATTATAGGTCCACATCGTGTTTGTAGTCTTGTTGTGGACTTTTAAAGAACTTCCCGTAAACCGAATGATCATCTGCAAATCATGGTTCTGATAATAAGGATCCACATCAATGTCAGAGGCGTTGTAGACCTTGAATTGATTAGTCGTGAAGTGATACCCAACATCATTAATGTTATCCGGCAAGTTCATGCCGAATTGCCAACCATCCTGTTCGAATGTATAGGGACTATCACTGCGATATAAACTATAGCGATAGCCCGAAGGTACATCAAAAGGAATTGTGAAGTTAGCAAAAGATGAACCAGCCTCTGTCGGTGCAATATCAAACGGTGTGACATACCCGAAGTATACCTTTGCCGGATTAGTATCAGTCCGGACTCTGGTTAGTTGACGTGATCCAAACATCTTATAGATAGCGTGCTTGGCCAGCTGATAGTCAGTCCAATTTCTAAACGAAAGCAAAAAACGTTCATTAAACGTCCGTTTGGCAACAGTTTGACCCATAAAAATAGACCCGTCTCGGCCAGACGCGTCTTGATAAGCATTGGTAAATTGTGGAGATGACGATCCATCATCTAGTCCCAAATAAGACAAACCAGGAACCTTATCAGTGATGTCGAACTCATCTCCATTACCGATTTTCATTTTGAAAAATGGTTTCATCTGTTCATCTCCTAGCTAAAAGCACGCATCGAGGCATCTAATGCTTGGCGCTTGTAAAGACGCTTTACATCTAAACTGCCTTGATTCTTAATTGCTTGGACAGTCGCGTTGCCACTACCTAACAATTCAGACAGCAGGCCAATCATGGTATCCATCTTCTTTTCAACGTTCTTTAGGTTGCCAGTATCTGATCCTAAAGTGCTGATTCGCGGATCGTCAGCCCTAAAGCGAGTCATCAGCTGTCCCAGCAATTGGTAGGCACGATCACGTCGCGTAATATCAGTCGGAATAATAAACTCTGGCTTGTTGCGTTCAGCTACTTCATACAGGCCGTGAGTTGTGACTAACCCACCGTTGGCCCAACCGTGACCATTACCAACGTTACCCCAACCGCCTTCGCCACCTCGTTCAAGGACAGCAATGGCCGCCAGAATTTCGTTGTAACCATTCCGCCAATCAGTGTGACCAGGAAGTGCATCGGCGGCCCAGGTAGACTTAGCAAATTGCAGCAATCCACGAGCTTCATTACCGCCTGAGTTGGCATCAGTATATCCGTGCTGGAATGCTAGTGGATTACCTTTAGATTCGGTCCAGATTTGACGAAGCAGTTTCTCAACCTTCCAAGCAACTGGTTTCAAACCTAACTGGTTAAAGGCTCGGATGATATACGACCGCCAACGTTCAACGCCTGCTCCGCCTGGATTAGAGAATACCTCTAGTTGTTTCTTGACCCAGTTCACCATGTTCTTCGCAATAAATACTGGAACGTGTTGTACCAAATTTGTAGCAAACTGGACGGGCGTGGAGACCTTAACGAATTTCTTGAAGACTGACTCCATAAATTCAATGGGATGTTTTAAGAATTTCTCTGTGTTATCCATGAAGTCCTCAGCACTGTCTTTCAAATTACTGAAGAAATTACCAACTGCATCCAGCGTTCCATCAGCATAGTGAGGGATAATCCCCATCATTCGTGATAATTGGTAACTCCGTTCACCATCGAGTACCGAAGTACCAGCTGGCAACGGCAAAATCATGTTACGGACAGCCGGGAACATCCCCATCTTGCCATTTGGCAAACGGTAAAGCTCTCGATAGTGACTGGTAGGAGCATCGTTGACCTTTGCTAAGCCGCCCGGATGAGTACCAGGAGTACCCACAGCATAGCTAGGCATTGGAACCGACCAGGTACCACCAATCGTGGATGCACCGACCTTTTCCAAGACCCAGTTGATACCTTTATGTAAGTCCTCTAGCATATCGTTAAACGGCTGAATGATTCCACGAACTAAGTCAACAAAGTGATCATGAATAGCCTTTTTGGCATTGGCGACTGTATCACCAATGCTGCCCATCTTAGACTGCCAGGACTTAACCATGTCGCCAAGACGGCCATCAGTTAAGTTATTCAATCGGTTGTACATGTCTCGGAAGATCGCATGGTGATACCGGCTCATATCACGGGACGTACGTTGCGTATCGCTCGACAGACGGTCCCAATGACCAGTCATGACATCATGCCACGTTCTAGTTCGATCTTGGAGAACTTTATAACCAAGTACAAAAGTCTGCCTATGATTGCGAAACATTTGTTGTGCAATTTTAGCAGTCGACCGACTCATTTGGTCCCAACCACGAACAATATTCTTGGTAGAACGACCACCCCAGCGAACGATATAGTTCCAACCATTGCGCGCATCACGACTAGCACGATTCCACATCGACTTAGAAGCTTTGGCGGTATTACGTGAAATGGTATTCCACGTACGTTGGTTTTCTCGCATGGACTGCTGATGAGCTTTGGTCATCTGGCGGTCATACTGCTGTCGGCTGCGTTCCATGCGCTTGAAGAAATTGCTACCGTGTCTAATGATTCCACTAAGTCCTTTAGTAATCGCATTGGCACCCCTACGAATGCCATTACGCATTGTTTTAGCAAAACTATTCCAATGTTGGCCTAAAGACTTCGCCCAGGCTTTAAATTTCTTCGTTTTAACTAATTTGTTAATCCATACGTACAACGCTGTTAGAGCAGCGGTAGCTACTACTATTCCAGCAACCATTAACCCGAGTGGATTAGCATCGGCAATTACGTCAAAAGCAGCCATTGCAATACGTGCAGCTTTAATTGCTCCTACAAGGGTGACAAACACTCCAACCACCGGCAAAACTACTTTGTGGTATTTGGATAATACAGCGATTCCCTTAGCACTTTCCACTGCGATTGTTGCCATACCTTTGGCCACAATCTGCAAACCCTTTTGGGTGCTTTTATCATTTAAAGCTTTGCTAAGTTCATTTAGTCCTGTCGATGAAACCTTTAGTAATGGCTTTGCCATTTTTGCCTGCGTATTAGTCCATTCAGCACGTAGTTTGTGCATCGCTCCATCGGAACTCTGGCCAAATGCTTTAGCATTTTTGTCATAATCTTGAGATGACTTAGCTAAAATCTGATTGAACTGGTCAGCCGTCATTTTGCCCGAAGCAACTAAATCTTGGAAGGCTTTGCGACTCATTCCAGAAGCGTTGGCCATTGCGGTTGTTAAATTAGGTGCTTGCTTTTCAAGACGCCCCAGCGATTGTCTGGTAACCTTACCAGAACTTTCGATTCGCGAAAGACCACCTGCAAAAGCATTAGCCTGCTGGTCAGATAGCTTCAACTGATCAGAAAGACTAGCAACACCTTTTGTAAGGATCTTAGTTTGGCTAACTGAGTGAGTCATCCCATAAAAGCGAGCTTGTAGTGAATTAACCGTCTGAGCCGTTAAGTACGTATTAGTCTTGAGATCAGTTACCTGATTAGACAATTGCTTGACGCCATTAGCGCTTAAACCAATGTTCTTCCAGCGGGACTGTAAGGCTGCGCCGGCTTGTGCAACTTTATAACCGGTTTCAACGATCCCAGTCAAGTGCGTTTGCAAAGCTGTCAGGGCGTTGGTCGCGATATTACTGAGAAAAGCCCCAGTAAAGATGTCACGAATCCGGTGGCCGTTATCAGCGACTTGTTTTTCAGCGCCAGAGACACCAAAAAGATCCCGCTTCAGCTTCGACCAACCAGTATTCGACTGCATGGTCGATTCCATCGACTTGATTTGACTCTTGGTTTCAGCAATTGAGCGCGATACCTTATCCAAATCTGTCTTGCGGCGCAGATACAGGTTGGATTGCTTGCCTTCTGATTCGGCAGCCTTATCAGCCAACTTCTGAGTGGCGCTTTCCTGCTTAGCAAGGTTGGCCAGCGACTCTTTCAAGCCTGCCAGCTTGACCTTTTGGGCTTCAGCACTGTGACCTTGAGCTTCCAGCTTAGCCACGTTAGCGTCAATGGCCCTGTTATTGGTGTAGTACTCGTTACGCAGGTCCTTTAAACCGGAAGAAACGTACTCGAAGCTATGCTTGGCACGTTCTTGCTGCTTAGATAGGCTGGCCACGCTGCGAGCAGTGGAGCTGAGCTGCTTATCCAAGACTTTCATCTCAGAAGTTTGGTCCTTAGTGACCACTGCTGACGATTCCATCTCAGACTTTAAAGCCTGACGCCGCGCCTGCAGTTGTTCCAGCTTGAGTTTCTGGACATCTAGAGTGTCAGACAAGCCTTTGTAGCGGACCTCGGCAGCTTTGACGACATCCCCGTTGGCCTTTGCGACGGCCTGTTCCGCCTTCCAGCTGGCAGTCAGCTCTTTGAAGCCGCTAGTCAGCCGGGTGACGTTGTCATTGGCTTGTGCAGAATCAACACTGATCTTGGTTGACATGAGGGCCTGGATGTCGTTTGAATTTGCCATGTGCTTACCTCCTTTCTTCAAAGATTCCTATTGGGGTTACATACTTCGCAGTTTCGCGTGGGCCTCAGCACTAGATACTGGACGATCTTCACGACTGCGAGCAGATCGAACTTTAAGCAATTCAACCATGTCTTCATCTTCTATTTGAGATGGCAGAACCCCGCTATTAAACAATAATTGCTGTTCGAAATATTCGATGTCTTCCTGTTCTTGCTTGGTATCATCAATTGCCTGGAACAAGTCACCAACTATTTTTTTGGGTCTTGATTCTTACGTTCTTGGCGGGTATGTTTTTCGCCAGCTTCAATTTGCTGATCTGAAGCGCCCTTGACACGTTGGATAACGTAACTGATGTAATCAGCCAGAGAGCTGCTATCAGTTAAGTTACTTTCAACCATTTCCATCTGCTTATCGTTTAAGCGAAAAATATCGTGCAAGAACTTCAGGCCATCATCCATAAACTGGTCTTCACTCTCAAGAAGTTCAGCAATGGTATCAACATAGCGATCATCTGATGGCTTAATTGCATCTGCTTTAGTAAATAAAGCTTGCATCTTAAAGACCTTGATCAGCATCTTGTTAGCCAGCTTGTACTTCTTTACAGATGGCTTAACCGTGAAAGGCTTTTGAAAGCCCATTGCATTGGCTTTAATCTTCATTTTGTAATCCCTCCAAGAAAATTAGAATCTAAACTGCTACCTTATTTGCCAACCGGGGTAGTATCTTGACCCGTCCCAGCAGTATGAGGCTGATTAGTTGAATCATAAGTTGCGGCAGTCTTACCGTGATTTGCAAACTGCTTGTTAGTATCCTTGTAACCACCAAAGACTTCACTCAGCATGTCATCATAAGTGAATCCATCATCACCTGATTGGAACTGCTTGTAAGCACGTTGTGTGCCAGTATCTGGGTCGATAAATACATTGTCGTCAATTGGATTCAAGGCCTGAATCGTCAGTGCAGCGTTATAGTCAACTTCGTTTTGATTATCAGTCCCGTGGTTATGAGCCGTTTCATCAACGCTAGAGTTTGCAAAGGCATCGAAGACCATGTTTCCCCAGTAGTCTTCACTAGCAACCAGGACAGCGACGTGTGGTCGAATCTTGCCCAGCACATAACCACCTTTGCCGTCTGAAACGTAGCCCTTGATCTTCTGAGCAATGTCAAATGGCATATCCAGCATTGTCAGAGCCAGCTGTGGACGCTGCAGCCCATAAGCAATCCGTTTCAGCTTGTTGTTAGCGTACTGATCAGCACCCGTAGCACCCAATTGAGTGATATTGGCGGTTGTAGCACCTTGCCCATCTCCATCGACGATTACAACACCGTCAGCGGATAGGCCCTTATCCTTATCAGCAACTAGCTTGCCAGTATCGCCATCGATAATCCCAAAGGCGACATAATCAATACCGGTAAAGCTAGCACCCATCTTTTTAGCCATAGTTTTTTCCTCCTTTTTCCAATAAAAAAGACGACTAGTCGGTCGCCTTTAAAAATTCAGTTTTGACAAAATAAATCGTTTTGGTCAGTTGGTCAGTGTCGGGGTCAAAAGAATGTTCCCGCGAGATTGCCACTTCCCAACGATGGCTCTTAAACCAACGTTGCAAAGCAATCTCAGCTGATTGGATATCAAAATCCGTATCAGCTGCATAGTAGATCTGAACTTCAACCCCGATGTCCATCGTATTAAAACGCCGATTAGCATAACCTGATGGTTGGTTCTGATACTCGTCAATCCGCATCACGGTTTGAGAAGTGTCATTGACAAATTCATCGGGAATTGAAGTGGTAAAGATATGATCATCAGTAATCCACGGAAAGTGAGCCGCTTTAATCAGATCAGCTGCTTGATTAACTGGAAGGTCCATCCTACTTTCCTTCCTTCACTGACTTGTGATAAACATCAGCCATCTTATGGAACATTGTATTGGCGTGATCTTCACGGGAATGTTCCACAAAATGGTCACCATGCATCTTTTTTGTCCCATCATTCAGGAAACGTGCAATGCGACCATGATTGACACCCGTTGTCTGAGTACCCTTAAAGCCGACTGTTGAAGTCCCATCAACTAAACCGTCCAAAGTGGTATCGGTGTAATCAACAGAATCGGCCAGGTGTTTTACCCGACCCCGCAGACGTTTGGGCACTTGATGATTAGCATCGTAGTGCTTCGATCTAGTATCTTCAGCTAATCCCTTTGACAAGACCTGGGCACCGGCCCGTGTCATCTGACGCTTAGTTTCCTGATTAGGAACCAATCGCTTGACCTGTTTCAAAAAAGCATTTACTTGGTCATCAAACTCAACCATTGGCATTCCCCGTCCTTTCTAATTTCTGAAGTGACAGAAAATCATAGGTCTGGTAATTGGCGGAGTCATCGACCGAAATGTTAATGATCTTATACAGAATTCCCTTGTACTTAACCTTCAACTGGTCATGGACAGCTGAATTATGCTTGATAACCAATGTGATTGAGTCCTGATACTGAGTACCAAATTGAGCGAATAGACGATTCAACGTTGTTTTTTGCGGATACACGTGTAAG